AAATGTTTCATGGAGCTACAGTTTTCAATAGGACAATTAATTGGAATACAGTTAAAGTTACAAACACGGCTTATATGTTTAAATCAGCTAGAGCTTTCAACAATAATGGAGATGCTGGCATTAACAATTGGGATGTATCGAAAGTCAGTGATATGACAGAAATGTTCTACTACGCAGATTCTTTCAATCAACCTCTTAATAATTGGAATGTATCGAAAGTAAGTACTATGGTTACTATGTTTGATTGGGCCAAAGCTTTCAATCAATCTCTTAATAGCTGGAATGTATCGAACGTCAGTAATATGCAAGGTATGTTTCAGACAAATACTGCTTTCAATGGAGACATTGGCGATTGGGACGTATCTAAAGTAACAAATATTGATTATATGTTCAAAAACGCTACAGCTTTTAATAAAGATATTTCAGGATGGAATATCTCTAAAGTGTCAAGTTTTACTCAGTATGGTTATAATGCCAGTTTAATGCCTACGAAATTTAAAGAAAGTAATTTATATGGTTATTTCCAATATCAATTAGCTGATTCAACTGCTCTTGGTTCCGCTATAAATGCATGGATTTCAAATTCATCAACTGCAGAACAAACATATGGTAATCTAAGTAATTGGGATGTATCGAAAGTAACGGATATGAGTGGGTTGTTCGAGGATGTAACATTCAGCGGAGATATTTCTAATTGGGATGTATCGAATGTACAGAATATGAAAGATATGTTTGAAGGTTGTACTTTTAACGGAGATATTTCTAATTGGAATACATCGAAAGTACAGAATATGCAAGATATGTTCAAAGATAGTACTTTTAACGGAGATATTTCTAATTGGAATGTATCCAAAGTCACAACTATGGAAAGTATGTTCCTACGTAATACATCTTTCAACAACGGTGTTAGTTTGAAGGAAGAAGCTGGTGGAGTACATGGTTTACGGGGAACTGGTGGAAGTGACGGAACCATGACTCAGTCTACGGATTTGTGGAACAGTACCTCCGGTTACAATCTTTTTGATGGCGGTGTAATTTATGAATGGCATGGTGCTGCAACATCTGCCAACGAAACCGAGTTTGTACAAATGCAATTTCCAACTGCGAAAACAATAACACATTATAAAGCATGGTATGGTAACACGTACGAGGACTACCCTCACGGATTTACTATAAAGGGTAGTAATGACGGTTCGTCATTTACAACTCTGGACACACGCACTGGTCTCACTAGTTGGGATGAAGCAGTACTGGACACTGATATTGAGTATGGTGTTAACTGTAAAAGCTTTGATATTGACGAAAGCAATCAAGGTTCATACACATATTATAGAATAGAAATGATGACTCAGTATCAATATTATGGTAATGGTAGCGGATATCAGCACACTCGTATATCCGAAGTAGTACTTTATTCGAGTAAAGAGGGAATGAATAAGTGGAATGTATCCAACGTGACTCGCATGAAGAAAATGTTTATGGATGCCACATCATTCAATCAAGATATTGGTGGTTGGAATGTATCCAAAGTGACGACTATTAGCAATATGTTCGAGAACGCTACATCTTTCGATCAAAATATTCGTTTTTGGCCTGTTTGGGGTGTAAGTAGCCCGGGCAGTTATGGTCTAAATTCTGGTCATTCAGATTCAACATATTTTTCGTCGTCAGACCCCAGTCTGACTTATTTTTATGCTAAGGGTAGACCTTTCTCTGACACAGACTTACAAAATGCTGTTCAATCATGGTTTTCAGATTCAACAGCTGCGGAACATATATTTGGTGATATTAGTGATTGGAATACTTCTGAAGTAACAGATATGGAAAAATTATTCCACGAAAAAATATTTAATGAAGATATTTCTGATTGGGATGTAAGTAACGTGACAACAATAAGGAAGATGTTTAAAGAAAGCTCGTTTAATAGAAATATTACAGACTGGAATCTAGCTAACGTAGACCTAACTGACGGATTGGAACAGTATGGTGAATCGTCTTCTCATAGCGATTCTCTATTCACAAGTTCCGATAAAAACTATTTTAATGTACTTCAGGTAAGTTATCCACATCAAATTTTAATTCGTGCAGGCGGTTCTGGTGGTTCTCGCCACGGAACTTACATTATGAATATGGTCTTTAAATATACAGATGGCACAGTTGAGTATGTTGCTCCTTCCGCTGGGGCGACAGTTTCGTACACAGGAAGCGGCTACGCGGCCCAGTGGCAAGTCCACAACACCAGCATGAGGCGCTCTGACGGTCTAGTTTGTTTTAAAAGGGGGGGTGATAATAATGAAGGTTACATGGATCACCAATTTTTTAATTATACTTTAAGTGGAGAACTTGATTCAGTATATTTTATGTACCATACCGGTGACGATGGCAACCATGGCAATGGCGCAAACAGTACCAGTTTTTGTTTCAATTGGAATCCGAATATTACATATGCTGAACAGGAACATCCCGATTATACAGCATTTAATAATGCGGACAACCACTTTGGCGGCGGCGGTTATACGTTTAATGGGCTATTTGCTTATGCTAAGATGGAATTTAATTTCGAAAATATGCAGCACAGGTTGAAGCATACAGCATCTTACTATGGGGAATTTAGGAACATACTCCAAGGTGATGGTCGGGACGGTGCTTATCCAATGTACAATTACTATCTCGGTGCCTACCCGGAGAGCAACTGGAGCACGATCAACAATTTCCCTATTGAGCGAGACGGCTACAACGGTGGCTGGCCTAACAACGGTGGGTGGCACGCAAGCAACGGTTCTTGGGCGAACTTGACTTGGACAGATTCTGATTACGCGACAAATGGGCAAGATTGGAGACAATAATCCTCCTTTGGAGAGATTGAATTGGACAGATTCTGATTACTCGGCAAATGGGCAAAATTGGAGTACTTTGTAATAAGTTTTATGAAATAAACAATAACAGGAATCTACTATAATATAATAAAATGCCAGAAATAAGAAGATTGGTTTCAACTAGATTAAAATTAAAAGAATTACAAGATATTTGTGTAGGTTTAGGTATATCTACATGCGGTAGAAAGAAAGATTTGTTAAAACGTATAAATGATAAAATAAACAATGTTGATGTTGATGAGGGGGAGGTTGACGAATCAATAATTGCGAATCAAGAAGGTTTAGAACAAACATCCGACCCAAATTTTCGTTTTTTTAGAGAAGAACAAGATAGGGAATACGAAGAAGGTTTAAGACAAGATAAAATAAAGTGTGTTGAAAGATTAGTTAGTGAGAAGAAATATTCTGAAATTTCAATATCAGATATGAAGTTATATATGGATTCTAAAAATATAAGCTATACGAATGTGATTGAGAAGAGTGATTTAATAGGTTTGTTATCAGAAAGTATTGAGGGTAGTGCTAATAAAGATATGGATGAGACAGAAGAGGAGGATATTCAATTAAATATTAAGGAATTAAGATTAGCAAGACTAAAGTTTTACAATAATGTTCAATAAAAAAACAATATAAGTTTTGAAAAATATTAAAAAGAATGGATGTAAACGTAGATAAATTTGCTGCCGCAATAGGTCAAATTATGGGAGTGAATGACCCATCTGAACTTGCGGGTTTGTTTACAGGACAGCAGCCTCCGAATAGTGATATGAATGATGTACAGAAAACGATTGCTAGTGTTTGTAGATTGATGTCGATAATATTCAAAGCTAGTAAGAATGTTGGGAGTGATGGCAATGTTAATGGGGAGAATAATAATTCTGGTGGATTCCAAGGCCAACAGGGTCCACAGGGACCACAAGGTAGACAGGGTACACCTGGTCGACAAGGTGTTCAAGGTGAGAAGGGTGTTCAAGGTGAACAAGGTCCACAGGGAGACGAGGGTCCACAAGGTATTCAAGGTATTCAGGGTGAACAAGGTCCTCGTGGTTTTCCAGGTGCGGATGGTTTAAGAGGGAATGATGGAGATTCATTTTTCAAATTAGAAGATAGTGTTGTGAAAAATGATAAGAATATTTGCGATATGGAGATAACAAGTACTAATAATTTGAGTTTTAATTCAAATAATATTGTGACAAATGGGACTCAGATATGTAATGGAAATTGTGAGAGCCATATGTTTGAGTGGGCAGATGGGAATAAATCGAATGAAAATAGGGATGGTAGAATAGTATATTTAACTAATGATGGTAAGATAAGGTTGATTGAGCAGGAAGACTATGGAGTTGGTGAGAAGCTTCAACCAATTGGCGTTGTTTCAGTTAATAATGGTGTAGTATATAATTCGCATCCGATGCATTGGAAGAACAAATATGTTTCTGACGACTATGGCAATATTAAGACAAAAACAACATATAGATATACAAATAAGAAGGGAATTGTAATTCAAAGTGTAAGGCGTCCTTCTAAGAATACAAAATATGAAATTGTTGTAACAAAAGAATTAAATCCAGAATTCGATTCTGAAATGAGTTATGAAAATAGGTATGATAGACCAGAGTGGAGCAGTATTGCATTAAGAGGAAATGTTCCAGTAAAAATTCTGGCATCAGATGAGTTAGATGATAGGTGGATTTTAACAAATATGTTGAATGAAACAGAAAATGTTAGGAATGTTTTTATTCGGTAAGTTCATTCAAAGATATAATAAATTTGGATATATCTGCTGAAAACCATTTAAGTCCCATTAAACCATATGTTTTATCGGAAGAAGCAATGTTTAATGATAGTTTAACTTTTGAAACAAGATCAATAAGTTTAAGTTGTGTGTTTTGAAGTGGATTAACAGTGTTTAAAATATCTGAAAAGAGTTTAGATTCAACATTATTTGTATCATAATATATAGGTGAATTGACAATTGTAAATGTGAAATTTTTAAAAGATTCCATAACATGAGAGAAGTATTCTTTGTTATAAATTTTACAAAGATTTACAAATGTGAAGAATTCGGATGCTTTTTTGAGTTTTTCTAAAAATTCATGAGCGATTAAATTACCCATAGCATCTGGAGTATCTGGTGTGTTTGGGTCATGTTTATATATGTCTCCAATGATAATATTTCCTCTAATAATACTTATTTTAGCGTTACCGTTATATAGGTCGAATAAATCGTATGCGAATTGTATAATTGACATAGGCATTTTATTATTGTTTGTAGGTGCAATGATAGGTATAATATTATCTTTAGATGAAGTGAAAATATTAATTTTTTTGTCGTGTAATTCAAATTCTTTATTGGACGAGAGGTCAATAATTTTAGATAATCTCCGATTAAGAACCTCAAAATTTAGGAATGTTATATTAGATTGAGAAGTATAAGAATGTCCAAGTACATTATTGACTAATTTTTCAAAATTAGCAAATTCAGGAGTTTGTAGTAACTGGGAAGGTTCTGTAATATCATAAAGGCATGAGAATTTATTATTCTCATCTTTTCTAAGATATGTCAAAATTTTCTGAATATTTTCCAATGAAGTATCAATATGTTTAAGTAATTTTTGCTTACAAAGCAAACTATAATTTAAGCTATTAACTTTACGAACAAAATTAATAGCATTAAATTCAATATCATCACTTGCGTCATAAGATCTTTGATGTACAAAATGAATAGCTAAATTTTGTTGTTGTTCTGGGTTTTTGAGCAACGAATCTAAATCATATTGTTTATCATCAATGTAATAAATATTAGGAGGTAATTGCAACAATATCTTCTTTTTAATGTCAAATGAGCTACTAAGAGTATAATATTGATTATAATCTGGTTGATGACTGCCCCATATTTTAGATATAGTATTGGAAGCTCTAACTGTGATGCGGTTATGAGTACCAAATAATACTGAGCGTACAACCAGTCCATGATTCATAGAACCAGCAACTATATCATAGCCATACATTTGGTATAAAATGGGGCACATATTGAATAGTGAGTATGGAATGATATGTAATAGTTGATCATATACTTGATTCCAGAATGTATTATCCCATTGTAGGCTAATAGCGATTTTTTCAAGTTCTGTAGTTAACCAGACTTCAAGTACCTTTGTAGATGAATATATAGCTAATAAATTTGAAGGTAATTGAAGTATGGGGGTTCCTTCTGGAATAGGGAAGGATTTATGTAATGCGTTATCATATAAATCGGCATATTTTGTAACAAAATGACCGTCTTTTGTTTCCTTTATTTTAAGCTGTCTAAGTAAATTAATTGCAATAAATAGAGGATTATAGAAATTTTCATTAGAATACCATGAATTTTGTTTGGAATATGCGAACCAAGATAGTATAAGTGATTGATGCCAAAGGTTAGAAACATTTTCTTCCATTTTGGAAATGGAAGAGATTTTAGAGATTTTGTCAATAACACAGGCTGAATCAAGGTCATCAATATTATTTGTAAAATCAATATATAAATCTCTTATAGATTCCAATTCATCAGAATGTTTAAAATCATTGTGAGTGTATTTGTTATTTACATGAATCTGTAATGGTTCTTTATAGTATTCAAGTAAATGTTCAAATGTAGTTAATGATTTTTGTTGTTGATTTTCATTAGAGTCACCAAATCCTTTCCAATTATAACGCCATACTTTTGACATAGCCATTACTTATATGGTTAAATATATTTCTTGTGTTTTCCGAATAGGGTTAAAAAAATAATTGATATATCATGGAATATCAAAATAGACAAATTGCTTCAGATGTATACATGGGTGTACCTGATAATGAATATAAAGTTTCAAGTGAAAGATACTTGTTAGATTTCAAGAATATAGAAGCGGAAGATGTAGTATTTATATTTCTAAATATGATGGATAATTGGCTTAGGACTATTATCACATCTTTGGATAAAAAGGAGCGATTAAGAAAGCTAGAAAGGTTTTTGTATCGCTGGAATATATGGACTGAAACAAATTTAGAAATAGATAATCCCTTCTATTTATATGACATGTTAAGCGACATGTCTGTTTCTTCTAATACAACAGAATTATTTGTAAATTTCAAAAAATTATACTGTGTATTTACAAAATGTTCAATGGAACAATCGAGCTATCCACGTTCCGAATCTGAATTAGTATCAATATATTTGTGTAGATTTATAAGTTTAATAGTGGAAAATTTAGATACAATGTCGATAATATGCGAATACAAGAATACTCTACTGGATTCAGACAAGTATGAGAATTTTTTTTCAGGTATATCAAAAAATTCAAATAAGGGCTTATTAAGTTCTAGCATCAAAAGTAATACTTATAATCAGATAGATGTATTATTTCGAAATAATGATAGAGAATTTTTGGAATTGTATAGTGGAATAGTAGAAATGGGAATGGCGCTTCGTAAAATATCAGAAGAGATGAATGGAGATATTGGAATGATACACTCGATTGCAACAATGGTATTAGAACAAGCTGATAGTTCGTCTGAGATAGCTAGAAGGGATGTTGAATTATTTTTAAAGAGTCAAAATAGAGTATATTTAGGTGTAGATAAACATCTAAATAGTGTTTTTCTAAATAATGCTATAACAAATGTAATGGATACTAGCATGAATTCTATACGTAAAAAATTAAAGAAATTAACGTATCCTCCTTTAGAAAATATGTATAGAATACTTTCAGAAGTGATATTAATACCTCCAAAAATGAAAATATCAAAAGATGGTAAAAAAGTAGATATAGAAACGGATGAATTAAGAAGAGTCTTTATAAGAATGTATCAATCTGCAGAAATTCGTGGAAACATTGAAGAATCTTTTTTGAGTAATTATGTAAAAATATGTGTAAATTACAAAAATAGTGAATTATACAAGAATGTCATAGAACCTCGTATTAATGATACTTCTTCAAAAGTAAATATGTATTCTGTAGACAATAATAGTGAGTTAGCAAAATATATAGCATTAAAGATTCAGAAAAGAGATTAAATGTATAGAATAAAATTATGTTGTTATGTAATGTATGTTGTATCTATACATTTGCCCAATCATAAAAATATAGACGAAATGGAATTTATTTCTGTTGTAAAAAATCACTGTAATGAATTGAAACTTATAAAATCATTTGAATATTCAAATGATTTGAAGGAATCAAACATTGGTGAGCAAAATATTAAATGTAGTTTAGAACTTAATCTACTGAATGTTTCGAATGAACAGATTGATATTATCAAAAATGTAATTAATACACGATACCACATAAATTGTGATGTTAATTATAAGTCTTTAGAGTTATGTCGGGTTTAACCACTACATGATTCACAGACGGCCTCTTCTTTAGGAGCAATCGTAAATGATTGTGCCTTAGATTGTGGTCTTGTACGTAAATAGTATACACCTGTTTTAAGTCCGACTTTCCAAGCATGAAACAACATAGAGGTAATCACGTTAAATTTCGCTTCTTTAACAAACAAATTTAAACTTTGAGATTGGCAAATAAACTTCCCCCTATCAGCAGCGAGATCAATCAACACTCTTTGAGAAATTTCCCAAACCGTTTTATAAGTATCCTTAATAATCTGAGGAATCTTTAGATGTTGTACACTTCCATCAAATTGAAGAATAGAGTTCTTAAGGTCATTATTCCAAATATTAAGTGATTCAAGGTCTTCTTGTAAATATTTGTTCATCAAGACAAATTCCCCTGCAAGAGTACGTCGAACATAAATATTGGAAGTAATAGGCTCAAAACATTCGTTATTACCAAGAATTTGAGCAGTAGAAGCAGTTGGCATTGGTGCAACAAGAAGAGAATTCATAACGCCATGTGTCATAACATCTTTACGAAGAGAATCCCAATCATATTTTGGTTCTTCTTGTGAAGGGGTTACTCCCCACAAATCAAATTGGAATTGACCATTCTGTAATGGGGAGCCTTCAAATGATGAGTATGCTCCAGGGAAATTAGAGGCATTATTATTTGTTTTCTTTTTTTCCGCTTTTTTTTGTGCCATAGTCATTGATTCTTGAACAGCCGCATAGTAAATTGTCTCAAATATCTTGTCATTTAGAAATTTAGCGCGTTCGCTATCAAATCCTATGCGCATTATCATGAATACGTCCGCAAGTCCTTGTACCCCAATTCCGATTGGTCTATGTCTAATATTAGAGCGTCGGGCACTTTCGATTGGATAAGTACTTTTGTCAATAACACGATTAAGATTTCTTGTTAATTGTTTTGTAATATTCTTAAGTTCTTCATAATCATAATTAACAGGAAACTTTTCTGCAAAATCAGTAAATCCACCAGACCATTCTTGAACATGAATTTGTGGATATTTCTGTCCAACCTCTGGTGCAGGTAACTGGTCATATACATAATCAAGTTTCCATCTATCACACCATGCTTTAGCAAGATAGCAATACGGGCATTTAGGTATACCCGTAATTTTAATTTTATCAGGAACATTTGGCTTAATAACACAAGATGGTAAACTAATACTTGCTAGATTACATACAGCCGTTTCATCTTTGGATGTATGTTCAACAATTTCACAACATAAATTAGATGATTTAATTGTACCAAGATTCTTTTGATTAGATTTTTGATTACAGCTATCCTTGAATAGAATATAGGGAGTACCGGTTTCAGTCTGACTTTCAAGAATACTGAACCATATTTCTTGAGCCTTAACTTGTTTACCAAGTCCCATAGATTCATATTTTGTATATAACTCTTCAAAATCATCACCATATACATCTGATAAACCAGGGCATTCATGTGGACACATAAGTGTCCACATAGCATCTTCTTGAACGCGTTTCATAAATAAATCTGGAATCCACATTGCGTAAAACAAATCTCTGGCACGTTGCTCTTCAAAGCCCTGATTCTTACGCAATTGTAGAAATTCATGAATATCTAAATGCCATGGTTCCAAGTAAATAGCAAAAGAACCGTTCCTTTTCCCCCCTCCATTATGTACAAGACCTTGATGAAGCATATAATCATGTGTTTTTTCCATCTGTAGATCATACAGAGTTCCAGAATAAGATTCTTCCGTAATAGATTTAATACGCGACATTACAAAAGAGCTTCCAGAATCGTCTTTATAAGTAAAGAATTTGAAGAACTGTCCGTCGTTTTTTGTATCAATTAGTTTAGTAATCAATTCAATTCTAGGAACACGAATACAATAACTAAGTTTTCTATTCGTAATAGTTCCTCTTTTTGTTTCGTGACTTTCTCCAATTCTATCTCGAGTATATCCGCTTGAAGGAATACCCATGCGAAGTAGAATGAATCGAAAACATTCGCACAATTGTCGGGATGTAGTATCAAACGTAAGTTCTTTTTCACCATTACATCCATCAGTATCAATTAATCCTTTTAGAATGTATTGAATCTTTTTTGTTGGTAGGTGAATCCATCTTTTAGAAATATGTTTTTCTTTATTTGAATCATAAATATCCGAGTATCTAAAGGGTAATGTATTGCTTTTATTCCATCGAATTCTTACCGAATCGGAATTATCTTTCGATTCTTCAATAGAATATTCTGTATAATTATTTTGGAAATATTCTTCACATTTTTCCAGAATGTGTTGTTTGGTAGTGTGATTTAACGAAATGTATCCATAATCTTTGTCATTTGATAGAGAACCATCACCCAGAATAACACCATAAATGTAACAATCTTTCTCACTTAGTGATGAGTCGTCTTTTTCGTATTTTGGAATGCTATAAATCATCATATCATCCTCGTTCAAGTCTTTTACTTCTTTCCATTCCATCTTAATAAGTTTTTTATCAAGGCGATTTTTAATTACATCATAATTTACTCCTTTCTTTTGATTTGAAAGAACAAATACTGGATGTTCTCCAGTTACTTTCAGAGAGTCAATACAATGCATTGTATTAATATTATAAACTGTGCCATTATAGGAGTGTTCTAATACTTTTTTAATAGTCTCAATATTTCCCGTTGAATTATAAATTTGTGTATTACCTTCTACAACATCTTGTATAGCCAATGGTCCATCGGTTGTATAAATATATGTGTTTGGTGTTACACATTGGTCAACGTACCTCGCAGTATTATTAAATACGCGCAACATAGGTACAATTCCATTTGAAATACCCGTACCACCAGCAATTTCAGCACCTCTTGCACGAATATCGTGAATATGGATACCAATTCCCCCAGAATTCTTAGAAATAAGTGCCGTATCTTTCAAGGCATCATAAATAGCACTAATACTATCGTCATTAATACCCATCAGAAAGCAAGAAGCCAATTGACCATTAACAGTACCCGAATTGAACAACGTTGGTGTTGCGTGAATACATTTCTTAAGTGATAAAGCATTATAACATTGAATCGCTGATTTGATATCAGAACCATGGATTCCAAGAGAAACCCGCAAGAACATATGTTGAGGTCTTTCTACAATTTCTCCATTTACCTTCAATAAATAGCTCTTTTCAAGAGTCTTAAAACCGAAATAGTCGATATTATAATCCCTTGAATAGTCAATAATTTGATTCAATTTTACCTTATGCTTCATAACAGTGTTATATACGTCCTTTGTAACTAATTGTACTGTTTTTCCTAATTTGTTTGTGCTTTCATATAAATTTTGAATAGTCTCACTAAATGATGGGGAAGTTCTTTTATGATGGTTTGAAATCGCAAGACGGCTGGCAAGAATACCATAATCAACACATTCGGTTATAAGACCAGCGCAAGTTTGAGCTGATAATTCATCCAGTTCAAATGTATGAACTCCAGAATACATATCTCCACATACCTTCTGAGCAAGTGAAATGTAATCTACCTTCAAAGTTTTCTGATTTCCATCTCCTTGTACTAATTTATTAAGTCTATTAGAGACTTTATCAAATGATACGGTTTCTTTTGTGCCATCACGTTTAATAACATGCATTACTTCCATGATATAGTTATATTTAACATTCGATATATCTTAATCATTTTTTTCCACAATTTTGATTAATATTATAACTTAACATTAGTACATTAATAAGCATAATATGCGTATTTTGTCAATTGATGTTGGTATTAAAAATTTAAGTTATGTATTGATAGAAGTTGATTCAATACGCCCCGAATTAAAGTGGAATATTATTGAATGGAATAATGTCAGTATAAATGAGTCTTTTAAGGATCTTAACTATGTTTATTTAGAGTATTTGAGATGGTCAAAACCAAAATTAATGGAATTTTTAGAATATTTGTCAAAAAATGGCGAATTAACAACACATATACCAGAAAAATCTACTAAGAAAGATTTACACGATATAATAAAAAAGCATTTAAAAATGAAAAAGGTAAAGAAAATAACATCTATAGACCTTCAAGCCACAGTCAAAAATGTTGCAAATCATTTTAATTCTGTGTTTTCTCCCTTATTGTGTGATGCTGTAATAATTGAAAACCAGCCATGTATGAAAAACCCACAAATGAAATCCATGCAAATGATCGTATTTACCTATTTTTGCTTATTGAAAGATACTAAACATATCGTAAAATGTGTTTCCGCATCAAGAAAGATGCAATTTTGTAAATCAATTGGATGGATAGAGAGTATACCAAAAGGATATGCTAAAACAAAGGAAAGTTCGATAAATGTAGTCGGAAAATTATTTGGGGATTCTCCGCCAGAATGTTGGATTAAGTCAAAAAAAAAGGATGATTTGTCAGATGTTATAATTCAAGCTTTTGCTTACTGCGACAAACTTGTATAAACTAATATTGTTAAATAAATCATAAGATGGATAGTGTAACAGAAGTTAATCTTGATGATTTAGATTCTGGTTTATCAAGTGTATCTATAGAAAAGACTGACGAATCATTTAATGATATTTCACAGCAAAATTCCGCCGATGGTATAGAAGATCTGGATCTTCTAGTCGATCCAAATAAATCAAGGTCACCCGTACCTCAACCACGGAATGATATAAATAATGAGCCTGTTGCAAATTTACCAACTCGTTCATCATCTCCACCATCAATTATTGACAAGAAATATGATGACGATTTAGATTTCCAAATAAAGGTGGAACGTCCCCCAGAAAGACCAGTAAACACATTCATGCCTTCGTCTACATTTACTCCGGTTCCAAATAGAGTCACAATCAATGATGGTGTAGAACGTCAAGAAATGTTATTTAAATTAAAAAGACTAGAATCAAGAGGTATACCTCTTTCAAAACATTATAGTGCTTCATCCAGTCTTGAAGAAATGAAGGAAGAATACTCACGTTTAAAAAATCAAAGAGATGTTGAGAATAGTATCAAATTTCAAAGAAAAACAATGGTTGCCTTCGCATCAGGTGTTGAATTTTTAAATAGTAAATTTGATCCTTTTGATATAAAATTAGATGGCTGGTCGGAATCCTTACATGAAAATTTGAATGATTATGATGACGTTTTTGAAGAATTACATGAAAAATATAAGGCGAAAACAAATATCGCCCCAGAATTAAAATTACTTATGATGCTTGGCGGAAGTGCTGTTATGTTCCATATGACAAATAGCCTATTCAAAAATTCCATGCCACAAATGGATGATATTCTAAGAAATAATCCTGATTTAGCAAGACAATTCGCATCCGCCGCGGTATCTTCATCAACAGAGAAAAATCCAGGACTTGGTCATATTTTAGGGGATATGCTTGAGTCAAATACTCCCCCAACATTTATTCCACCACAACCAAGTTTCGTACCAGATGCTCCACCTCCTCCAACAAATCAAGAAATGAGTGGTCCTAAAGATCAAGATGTGGAACGCATCCTTAATCAAATAAAAGAATTTCGCGATACTCCCGAACCAGTTATAACTGCACCTAAGCCAGAACCTATGAATCCCCCGGCAACACGCGAAGTTATCACAGACGCACCAGTAAAAAAACGTCGTGGACGCCCACCAAAAAATAGAGTTGAAAGACCAGATACAAGTTCATTTGCACTAAATATTTAATCATACTATCTTTGGAGCAATGGCTGACTGAATAAAAGAATATACTATTTTTATAACCTTTTTATATATGTGTTTCTCCAGATAATCGGGAAAAATATCAACTTTAAATAAACCAAAGTTAATTACACCAATATCTATATTATCTCTGTTTTCTTCGAACCATTTTTCCACAAAAACATCAATATTCTTTGCCCATTGATTATCAGATTCATTGAGTCTCTCCATTAGTAATTCATTCTCCCGAATTAAGTCTCCATTTATTGAACTATCTTGCTTTAACGCATCATTTTCTTTCAATAGTTTGTTAATAAACTCAGATTGTAGTTCTATTGTAGCTAAGCTACTTTTAAGTTCCTTTTCCATTTTTCCAATTCTTTTTTCAAGCTCATTATCTTTAGTACACCAAAACATGTTACTTAAAGATATTTTCAAGTATATCCAGAATTTAAATTATGTAAATCTTTCAAAATTCATTTTAGAAACAGGAATCTCAACGAATTTTTTAAAACCACACGGGCGCGTAACCTTCAAAGGTATCTTTCTCTCAATCAATTCTTTTTGAAATGTATCTTCCTCTTTATCATCTGGATTAACGTCCACAAATGGTGGAAAACCATCAATCAATTGCTGAATACGAATACCTTTAATACGAGTAAATTCATATTTTGTCATAATCGGGGTAGTTTCTTCCATCTGTGTTATTAACTATATAAAATATACTTAAAATCATTTTTTTATACTTATTCTTTTTTAGCACACATTATTACTAATACACGTTCACCCCTCTTTGGTAAAGACCATGCATCAATATCATTTTCATTTGTCACTATCTTATAAACCCAAGTTCTTTGATCTTTCGTTGTATTCGTAATTTTAATCTTTTTACCCCCATTTTCACGTACTACTTCTAAGAAACCCTCCTTATTATTCTTTTTAATCATTTTCATACAAGAATTTACTGCTTTCTTTAGATTCATTTTTTTATTCATAGATTCATCATCTTCCTCTTCCCCCTCTTCTTCATCTTCTTCATCATCTTCCTCTTCTTCATCTTCTTCATCTTCTTCATCCTCCTCTTCATCATCTGCCCATTCTCCAGATTCGTCATCTTCTTCCTCATTTGAATTATCATCATCCTCATCATTATCTTCCCCAATAAGTCTCATAATATCAGATTTATTACATCTATAAGTCTGAATCTTAGAACAAATTTTTTTTAGAGCATTGTCTGCAACTTCACCAAGTGTTGCAAATCCAATATTTTCAAGGATTCCATTATCATTATCTGAATCTGAAATAGTTACAGAAACACCAAATTTTTCAAGACTAATTTTTGTCATTATAGTTTGTATTAATCAATTATTACTTAATCATTTTTCAAACAATTTAGGATGGTATAACCGTTGGAAATATATTTCTCCATTTTTTTATCAACTTCGCCAAAGTCCTATTAACATTTAGAGTTTCAAGACTCGAAATTGGAACCCATTGAACAAGGAATATTTCATCAGTATCATTTGGAATGAACGTAGGATTCCAATGCCTATCTAATGACAAAACATAATATAAAGTGTCATAAATTGATATGGAAAATGTTCCATCTGCTATAGGCAAAAATATACCGGTTTCTTCCCAAATTTCTCTTTGTGCTCCTAAATAAGGCCACTTTCTTTCATAATCATATAAATGCCCTTTCGGAAGTCCCCATTTATATTCCTTTTTATAATAAGAATCTTTATTCAGAACCAAAATAATATGAGTGTTATCTTTATCAAAAATTATTCCTCCAGCGCGGGTTGGTGTTTTACGAATTGTATTCCGCATTAGACTAATAGTAATCTAGAGAGTTATTCTTATTATCTCATAATGCAAGAAGTATTGCACGTAATTCTTTTTTCTTCATCCCTTTAGTAACTGGTGTTCCAATTTCACCTAATTTTTCCTTTAATTGTGCTACAGTCATTGAATTGATATCATCTTTTGATATACCTAAATCCTTTTCAGATTCACTTGTATCATTAGACACAGACTTTTCTTCAACTTCCGTAATTGGTTCTTCCAGGATAGGCGTTTGCTTTTCAATATCAGTATTCTGTTCAGATAACGATATTTCTTCTTCTTGAACCTCAGGAATCGTACTTAAACCTTCATTCGATAAGTCTTCAACTTCTTCAACTTCTTCAACTTCTTCAACTTTTTCATTACTCATATTTGGCATCTGATTATTCATATTACCATTCATGAAAGGAAATTCCAAAACCACGTTTTGTTCTTGTTCAAAAGCTTCTTCTTCAAAAGGTTCTGGATTCAAATTTAGTGAAATAGTCTTTAACGCTTTTTCAAGCTGTATGTTTTTTTGTTCAAGAACTTGGATCCTTCTTTTATACATCCTTCTTACAATAAAAAAAGCGTATGCTACTAAAAAAATTAAAGCTCCACCAATTACAATGTTGTTCGGATTATACATGGACTTTTCACACATTATTAATTTTTGAAAACAAACACACATTCATATCAATATAATCTTACACCTTCAACGCAAGGTATTGCTTCTTCAAGACTATGATTATATACAGGCACTGCGATTACTAGATTTGTTTCTTTATAACTAATCATATTTGAGGTATACGTATCACCAAGTGCAATATTTATATCGTTTACACCAATATTTCCTTGACCAAATTCAGTTATTGGTAAAATTATATCTTTCAAAGCCATTTCAGTATATTCTGACTCATGTCTGTTAAAGGGTTTACTATCGATAATACTATCACAGAATGTAGGCATCTTCTCTCTTTCTATATCATTTTATGTAGCTTCTAATCATTTTTTAACTCATATTATATATCATCTTCATAATTTTATCTCTATGAACACTTGTATAATCTTTTAATACCAACTTTCTTGTTTCATTACCTGAAATTGTTTTTTGTTTAAAAATCCATTTCAGGTAATGATCTATGAATTTGTTAATATATTCTCGATTTGTTATATCATCATCACATTCATAATCACACCATTCGTCAAAATCATTCATTTAAAAAATCTATATTCTTCATTAATAGTTATAAACTTATATGTATTACGAATAAGACTTAATAATTACCTCGTTTACAGAAGATTCTGGTTTTTTTGAATTTATGGCTCTTCTACACTTAATTTGCACTATATCATAATTGCTAAACTCTTTTCTAACTTTCTCAGTATCAGAATTGCTCATTACAAAAGAGATTTTATTGGTTTTAAATTGATGACATTGTATAAATAAAGAATTATGATTTTCATCATTGAAACCTCCAGATTGATAATTAACAAAGGATTTCTTGTTTATTGGAACATATGGAGGGTCCATATACACAAAATCTTCATTTTTGATATTTGTGATTGCATCTGTAAAATCAGAAGTTCTAAAATCAACATTTTGTATCATATTACTCATATTCTTTAGCTCATCCGAACTAATTATAGTCTTTAATTTCATATAGTTACCGAATGGAACATTGAATCCATTCGGTCCCATTCGATAAACTCCTCTAAAACAAGTTTTATTTAAGAATATAAATATTGCAGAACCAATAATACTATTTCTCTCTTCGTCAGTCATATCGTTATACTTCTTTCTTATCCAATAATAATACGACTCTTTTGACATTAATCCCTCATCATAAGTGGTCGGTTTAACAATTTTCTGTTTTTTACCTAAGGATTTTAATGCAGAAATAGATGCAAAATATGCATCTGAATCGTCAATTAATGCTGACCGAATAAGAGTTTCATTATCATTTGTATTATCATTATTTCTAAGGCACCGCTTTTTAAGTTGAATTTTAAGGTCTTCTAAAGACAATTCAAGAATCTCTTCCTTATATAAGGCTTCTCCATTTGATAAGTTGGTATATATATTCAGAAATTCATTCATAGAATTCTCTAATGATTCGCGATTATTCTTGATATGAATGAACATATTGATGAGTACTGGATTTTTATCATATACATATATATTACCTTTGACTTCAATCTGATTATTCTGAATTCTTTCAAGCAAACCAAGTAAAACACTCCCACCACCTAAGAACAATTCATGATAATTATTGATAATTTTTGGAAAAGTATCTAATATTTGGTCCAGAATCTGAGTTTTACCACCAACCCATTTCAATATTGGTTTCATTGTCCTTTAGTTTACTTTATAACTTTAAAATTAAGTTCATTTTTTCTTAATTTATGCCAAAAATTTATACATGTCATTTTAAAACAAATATTTTGAACAAAATTTTTGCGATAAAAATGAGTACATAAATATATAATACTGAATATACAAATGACGATGAAAGTTTTGCTTTGGTCGCCAGAAGCGACACACATAGTAGAATTATTAGACTGGGCGATAAATCCATTTCCGAATGGAATGGCAACAAACGTGACGCGAAATGAAGATTACAGTGTTGGAATGTTAAGAAAACAAGCTCAAAAAGCAGAAAAGGAGTGGGGAAACGCGATTATAAATCAAACAAATAATGGTAATTGGACAACAAATCTTGGTGAAAATTTGGTATTTGAAGTGCTTAAACTATTGGGAAAGAATCCGAGAAGGCCACCTGAAAGAGGTGGGTACAGGCCAGATTGGGAATGTGATGATGAAATAGTAGAAGTTAAAACAAGAAATTGGACTACAA